TTTTCTTTTTATCATCATGAAAATTTTTAATAATATCATAATTGATTATGACAAAGTCTGCGTCGTCCCATTTTTTACCCTCAATGATACTTGTCGTTCTATTTGAATAGTTTTCAATCTCTCTTTGCCAGTTAATTTTCAAAGAAGCGGGACAAATGATTAACATTTTCTTGGCACCTGTTTCCAAAGCGGCAATGATTGTTGAAGTTGTCTTACCCAAACCCATATCATCGGCTAAAATAAATTTTTTATTCTCAACCAATTTTTGGATTGCTTCTTTTTGGTGTTCAAGTGGTGGACGATGAGAATACTTCTCGTAATCAATTACAACATTCTCAACTTTATTGTTTTTAATCAACGCAACTTTGGGTAACCAAAAATCGTGGAGTTCTTGACTATCAAAAAATTTCCCCCAAATATGATAAGACGTATCTTTTTCAATTAAAAGTTTTTCAACATAAACTTGAGTTGCAACTTTGGTAAACAATTTTTCATCAGAAATTTTTTTAGAAAAATACTCATCTAATTCAACCCATTTTTTAGCAACCTTTGGAGTTGTATTAATATAGTTTACAATATATTCGGCTTGAGCTCTTGTTGGATAAAACTTTTTGTTATCAATTTGTTTTTTTCTTAAACGCATGATGTAATTGTTGGCACCTGAATAGGTTTCCAACAAATCAAGAGCCTTTCTTTCTAATACAGATACATTATATGTGTTTTCAGTATTTTCCAATCTAATAAAAGATAATCAATTTATGTATATTTATCAAGTATGGCACAACCTCTCGTTCCAATAACAAGATTAGGTAAATTTTTTGGTGGTGAAGATTTTTCATTAGATATTTCTATGGGTCGTGAATGGCTTGGTGGAGATATGAATTTTACTATTGTATTATATAAAGTTGATAGGACAAAAACACTTCAAGATGCTGTATATGGTGAAGTATTACAAGACGGTATTCAATTTTTACCTCCCGTTTCAATCAATGCTTATGTTAGGATTGAAGAATCTGCGGAACAATTTTTGGGTACTAGTAAAATCATTCAAAACGAACCAGGATTGTTAAAGTTTGCGGTATATAAACAGGAACTTGCCGACTTACAAGTTAATATTGAATTGGGTGATTATATTGGTTATTGGATTACTGAAACTGAAGCAAGATATTATTCAGTTATTGATGCGGGTATTCCTGATTATGATAATAAACACACTTATGGTGGTTATAAAGGATTTTATTGGTCTTATACTGCAACACCTGTTAGTGAAAACGAATTTAGAGGTGTATAATGAAACTTATTATAACTGAATCACAATTTGATAATTTATTTTTGGGTAAAAAAGTAATGGTATATTACAATTTACACAAACAGACTTTTTCAGTAACTTATGACAGTAAGGTTATTATACATGCTGATTATGTTAAATTAGGTGATGTTGAGTTTAGAGTTAGAAAAGGTGGTAAAGAAAAAGTTCGTTTAGAAAAATCAAAAAATGTTCACGCATTTGTAATTGGGACCTTATTGGATTATTGTGAATATCCTTGTGATGACATTCCAAATCCACCGTCAGACATGATTGTGACTTATAATCCATATAAGTACGATTCGTTTGTTTATAAAAATAGTAAAGAGCCTGTTTATCATGCAAAAGAAGTTGACATGATAAATTCACAAAATAAACTATTTGTAGTTGAAGAGTAATGGCATATCCTAAAAAAATTATACCAACAATAAATCTTAAACCTGAGAAGATTCTTCTTCAAAGAAGAGAAGAGTTGCTTAGTTATATTACTGAAGACGGGACTTTCTTACCAAAACAATTATTACACCCCGAATTAGATAGGGGGTTTTTAGATTTTGTAAAAGAAGATTTAAAAACAGTCGTGTCAGGTAAAATTGTTCCAATGGTTGACCTTATTATTACAACACAAAACTGGGCTCAATTTACCGAAACTTGGGATGTCCAGGATTTGAATGGTAACCCAACATTACCTTTTATTACTGTTGTCCGTCAACCTGAAGTAAAGTACGGTAGTAATCCAGCACTACTTTGGAATATTCCTAACAGAAAAGAATTTTATTATGCCGCAGTTCCTACTTGGAATGGAAATATTAAAGGTATGGATATCTATAAAATCCCTCAACCAATTCCTGTTGATATTACATATAATGTAAAAATTGTTTGTAATAGAATGAGGGAATTAAATGAGTTTAATAAAAATGTACTTCAAACATTTGCATCTCGTCAAGCATACAGAAAAATTGAGGGTCATTTTATTCCTATTATTATGAACAATATTTCTGATGAGTCTGTTGTTGAAATACAAAAAAGAAGGTTTTACATTCAAAATTATGAATTTACAATGTTAGGTTTCTTATTAGACCCCGATGAATTTGAAGTGGCTCCCGCAGTTTCAAGGGTTTTTAATTCTTTTGAAGTTGTTGTTGGTAATAATGGTCGTAAAAAAAGAAAATATCCTGAAAATCCCGCAACTTTTGAATATGTCTTAGAATTTAGTTCATCAGAAACATCAAGGGATATTATTGCCGATTATACGGGTAATTTTACTTTAATGAGTAATGTGAACATTGAAGATGTTGATGGGTATGATGTTTATATAAAACCTTTTGGTTCAAACGACTTTGATTTTTATGGAACTGGTGTTGACAAGATACAAGTTAACACAAACGATACTTTAAGATTTGTTATTACAAAAATAACACCTGGCAATACGGCATCTTTAAGTTATCAAGTGATATTAGAACCACCTGCGGTTCCATATATTTAATACTCACCGTATATATCTTTTTTTTCGGAACATTTTTCTTTAATTAAGTTTTCAAGAAACTTATACATTTTGATTCCTCGTTTATTACAATATGTTTTTAATATTTGGTGCGACTCAATTGATATCTTAAGATTTTTAATTTTCTTTTCCATAGGTAGAATAAAGGCAGAAAATAATCTGCCCATTTTATAAATAGATGTTAGAAAGTAAAGTTTTTCTAAAAATACTGAATATTTATGTTATAAATAAATCATGAAGAATATTAAATAAAATGGCAGTAGCAAATAAAGTTTTCGTTTCTCCAGGTGTATACACATCTGAGTATGACTTAAGTTTTGTAGCTCAAAGTGTTGGTGTAACTACTTTGGGTGTTGTGGGTGAAACTCAAACAGGTCCAGCGTTTGAACCAATTTTCATAACAAACTACAGTGACTTTGAATCGTATTTCGGTGGTACAATCCCTGAAAAATTTGTCAATACACAAATCCCAAAGTACGAATTAGCGTACATTGCTAAATCTTATCTACAACAATCTAACCAATTGTTTGTTACCAGAGTTTTGGGTCTATCGGGTTACGATGCGGGTCCGTCTTGGTCAATTACAACCATAGCTAACGTAGATGGTACAACCGTTGGTTTAAATGGAGCATCAACCGCAATCGCTGTTGATTTTACAGGAACAACGGGTTCAACAACCATGACTTTCTTGGATTCGTTTCCAGCTCAAATTCAAAATAATTTGGATACCCCATTTACTCAGTTTGATGGTAGTACAAGTACCTTGAGAACACAAATTAATTCTCAATTGTATACTATATTACTAAATAATAGTTTTTCAGGAACTTCAGCTTATTATTATGGTACTATTCCAACCGCGGCATACAACACATTATCACCAACTTATACTGCAGAAACAAACGTTTATCAAGTTTCAGGTTTGAGTGAAAATGTTGCTGACTACACAGCGTCTGTTGATGATACTTGGTATTATGCAAACTTTAATATTTCTTCAGGTGATAACTACACAGGTTATTCTTGGTATGGTATTGTAACATCATTAACCGGTGCTTCAGGAAATTATTCGGGAACAGTAACAGGTAATTTATATAGTTACACAGGTACCGCATTCTCACAATATAATAATTTAGTTGCTGCAACACTTCGTTCAAGAGGTATTGCAACATACGTAAATGATAATGGACCTGTTTATACAGTATCAGGTTTAACAGATGTTATAATTGATTCTTCAGGAACATATTCAGCAATAACACAAAATCCTTTCTCGTCATTTGCAATATCAGGACAGACAGCAGCAGGAAGTGATTTCTCATTCGTAACTTCTCTAAGTACTTCAGATACAAACTATGTTTCTAAAGTATTTGGTCAAACTAACTTTGGTAAATTAAGAACTGAGGTTCCTTTGTTTGTTGAAGAAACATTCCCAAATTTATTAAATTACGCATACAATAAAGGATACATCAGAGGTATTAATACTGATTTTATAGCTTTACCAGGTGTAAGATATTCTGATACAACTGATACAATAGCTGATTATTTAGTTAAATATCAATCAGCGGAATCTCCATGGGTTGTTTCTCAATTACGTGGTAATACAGTTCAAAGATTATTTAAAATAATTTCAGTTTGTGATGGTGATTCAGCTAACTTACAAATTAAAATATCTATTATAAACATTTCATATACAAATGGTTCGTTTGATTTGGTTGTTCGTGATTTCTACGACACTGACTCAAACCCTGTTGTAATTGAAAAATATACAAACTGTACTTTAGACCCAGCTAATAATAGTTATGTAGCTGTAAAAGTTGGTACTAGCAATGGTGAATACGCTTTGAATTCAAAATACATAATGTTGGAAATGAATGAGGATGCAAATCCTGAATCATTACCTTGTGGTTTTGAAGGATTTGAAATTAGAGAATATGCAGCAGCAACTCCTCCATTCCCAGTATACAAAACATCGTATAACTATCCAGGTGAGGTAATTTATAACCCACCATTTGGTACTACTGCAGGTCAAGATAATACAGTTACGAGTTCTGGTGATAGAACAAGAACATCTTATTTGGGTATTTCATCACAAATTGGTTATGACCCTAATTTCTATATGTTTAAAGGTGTTCAAAAACCAAACAATCTTTGTATTGAAGACCCTTACGAACCTTGGGCTTATAAAACAAAAGGATTCCATATGGACTCAGGTGCTACGGTGGTTACAATCGTTGCAGGTCCAACAGCTGGACAACCAGCATTCTTTGTTGGTGACGCTTCGTTCCAATCTGAACCTGAAACTATTACAAGTCCATACTACACAATTCAATCAAGAAAATTCACTTTCTTAGTTCAGAAAGGTTTTGATGGTTGGGATATATATACTGAAAAAAGAACAAACACAGACAGATTCCAATTGGGTAATGCTGGTTATCAAAAAGGGGCTTGTCCAACAACAAGATATCCAAACGCAACTGGTTGGGGAGCGTTTAAACCAATCGCATTAGGTGAATTTACTGATTATGCAAACACTGACTATTACGCATACTTGTTAGGTATTAACACATTTGCAAACCCTGAAGCAACAACTATTAACGTATTTGCAAGTCCAGGTATTGATTATGTGAATAACTCAAACTTAGTAGAAGACGCAATTTCAATGGTAACATATAACAGAGCGGATTCAATCTACATTTGTACAACACCTGACTGTAATGTAAACATACCAATCCAAACTGATAATTTTGTTTATCCAACAGAAGCGGTTGATAATTTAAATAACACGGGTATTGATTCTAACTACACAGCTACTTACTACCCTTGGATTTTGGTTAGAGATACTGTTAACAACACACAAATTTACATTCCACCAACAAATGAAGTATGTAGAAACTTGGCGTTGACTGATAACGTATCATTCCCTTGGTTCGCAACTGCGGGTTACACAAGAGGTTTGGTAAATGCGGTTAAAGCTCGTAAGAAACTTACACAATCAGATAGAGATACATTGTATCAAGGTAGAATTAACCCTATTGCAACATTCTCTGATGTTGGAACAGTAATTTGGGGTAATAAAACATTACAAATTGCTGACACAGCACTTAATAGAATTAACGTTAGAAGATTGTTGTTACAAGCTCGTAAATTAATTTCAGCTGTGGCTGTAAGATTGTTGTTTGAACAAAACGATTCTAAGGTTAGACAAGATTTCTTAGACGCAGTTAATCCTATTTTGGATGCTATTAGAAGAGACAGAGGTCTTTACGACTTCAGAGTTACAGTAAGTAACAATCCTGAAGATTTAGATAAAAACCAAATGGTTGGTAAAATTTACTTGAAACCAACTAAAGCTTTGGAATTTATTGATATTGAATTCTTCATTACTCCAACAGGAGCGTCATTTGAGAATATCTAATTTAAATGATTAAAAAAACAAAAAATATCCCAGTGTCATCATTACTTGAAGGTTTTGATGACGCTGGTTCGCCTGATTTAAAATATTACGCATTTGACTGGGATGACAACTTAATGTTCATGCCAACAAAAATTATCTTACAAGATTCTAAAGGAGTTGAAGTTCCAATGTCTACTGAAGATTATGCAAAATACAGACATGTTATTGGAAAAGAACCTTTTGATTATAAAGGTTATAGCGTTGTGGGTTATGCAGATTCCCCCTACCGAAATTTCCGAAAAGACGGAGACAAACAATTTAAAATTGATTCAATGAAAGCAAAACCAGGTCCGGCTTGGTCTGATTTTATAGAAGCGGTAAATAATGGGTCAATATTTTCAATTATTACTGCTAGAGGTCATCACCCCGACACAATAAAAGATGCAATTTATAATTTAATTATCACAAATCACAATGGTATCAATAAAGATTTATTAGTTAAAAATCTAAAAAAATACAGGGACATTGTGGGTTTAGACGATAAAAGTGATTTGGAATTAATTAGGGAATATTTAGAGTTAAACAAATATTATCCCGTTACTTTTTATGATGGTTCTGCAACTGCAAACCCCGAGAAATTAAAAGTGGATGCAATGAGAGAATTTATATCATATGTAAAATCTCAAGCAAATATAATAGGTAAAAAATTATTTGTTAAAAATGATATATCTAATAAGTTTATTCCTAGTATTGGTTTTTCTGATGATGATTTAAAGAATGTAGAAACAATGAAGAAGCATTTAGAAGATGAACCAACTCTTAAAACTTATTATACTGGTCAAGGAACTAAAACTAGATTCTAATGAGGAATATAAATTTTGAAAAAACAAAGTAAATACAAAAATTTTCCAGATAGATGTATTTATAGATAAATAAAAAAATAATAAAAAGAAAAAAATAATATACCATGGCTGATTTATTAATGAAAATGCCGGTTCCCTACGAACCAAAAAGAGCGAACCGATTTATACTAAGTTTTGACCCAACATTGGGTATTAACGAATGGTTTGTAGAATCAACAGGAAGACCATCTATTGATATTAACCCAGTTGAAATCCAATTTTTGAACACATCTACATTTGTAGCTGGTAGATTTAAATGGAATCCAATGACCATAAAATTCCGTGACCCAATTGGACCATCAGCCACACAAGCTCTTATGGAATGGGTTCGTTTACATGCAGAATCTGTTACAGGTCGTATGGGATATGCTGCGGGTTACAAGAAAGACTTGTACTTGGAGATGTTAGACCCAACTGGTGTTGTTGTTGAAAAATGGCAATTGGCTCAGTCAATGATTACCAAAGCGGCTTGGGATACAGCCTCTTACAGTGATGACAAATTGGCAACAATTGATTTGACTATCCAAATGGACCGTTGTATATTGATTTACTAAGATTGTATTTACTTTTTATTATTGATTAAAAATCAAAATGAAATATATTTAACACAGGGGTATAAACCCTGTGTTTTTTTTTATGGATGCAACAATATTACAATACGGACAACAAGATTTTAATTTACCACACGATGTGGTAAAGTTACCATCTGAGGGTAAATTTTACCAATCAAAAAAGAAAGCTGTAAAGGTGGGTTATTTAACCGCGGCTGATGAAAACATTCTTATGTCAACAAATCCTGACGATTTGTTAATGAATTTGGTGAGAACCAAAGTTTATGAACATGATTTAAAACCTGAAGACATGTTGAATGGTGATATTGAAGCCATTTTAATATTTTTGCGTAACACATCATTTGGTCCCGAATATAAAGTAACGGCAATTGACCCCCAAACTGGAAAAAGATTTGAACAAGACATTCTTTTAGATAGTTTGGATTTTAAAGTTCCAACTACACCACCAAATGAAGACGGAACATATAGTATTCAACTCCCAAAATCACAAGTTAAAATTAAAGTTAAACCTTTAACTTTTAAAGAAGTTCAAGAAATTGACAAATTGGCTGACACATATCCAAAAGGTAGAGTTGCACCAAAGGTTACTTGGAGATTAATGAAACAGATTGTTTCTGTAGATGGGGAAACAAATGAACAAACAAAAACAAAATTCATTGAGGGACTTCCAATTATGGATTCAAAATATATTAGGAATTTTTTGAATGAAAATGAACCATCAATTGATTTAAGAAAAGTTTTAGTAGCCCCGTCAGGAGAAAAAGTTGATGTCAATATCAACTTCGGGGCAGAGTTTTTTCGGGTTTTCTTCTGATTACGCAAAATATCAATTAGACGAATTTTATGTATTGGCGACAAATATGCATTTGTCGTGGACTGATTTTATGAAAATGCCTTCGTATGCACGAAGATATTTTGTAGATAAAGTGATAGAACTTTCTCAAAAATCAGAATGATTCTATTTATAAGATATGCTTGACCCTAGTAATACATCCAACGGTGATGATTTAGAAAAACTAAGTTTATTGGCTAAGGCCGTTAAAGTTGTACAAGAAGCTGCCAATCAGGGATATAAGACAATTAAAGATACAATCAACGATTTAGTTGATGAGTTAGACGACAGTAATGCGTCTTTAACTGCGGTATTTGGTCAAACACAAAAATCAGTTGCGGCATTAAGACAAGAAATTGCGGTATCAATACCTGGAATTATTGGTATGGGTGGTCAAGCAAGAGATGCGTATACCATTCAAGAGAGTATTGCTAAACAATTACAAACAAATGTAATTACATCTGCGGAGGTTGCCGAACAATTGTATGCTGGCGGTAAAGTTTTAGGGTTTAGTGTGGAACAAAGTGGTAGAGTTGTTACCAACTTTCAAAATGCTGGTATTCAAACAGGTCAAATGGTTAAAGACTTGCAAAGTACTGCCGATATTGCTCGTAGAGTTGGAGTTAATACATCTGCGGTTTTTGAATTGGTTGAACAAAATTTAAACCAAATTAATAGATATGGATTCCAAGATGGTGTTAACGGATTGGCTAGAATGGCGGCCCAAGCTGCGGGACTCAGAATTAACATGAGTGAAACTTTTGAATTTGCGGGAAAAGTATTTGACCCTGAAGGTGCTATTGACATGGTTTCAACTTTCCAAAGATTGGGGGTTGCCGCGGGTGATTTAGCGGACCCATTTAGATTAATGTATTTAGCTTCTGAAGACGTTGAAGAATTACAAAATCAAGTTGTAAAAATGACTGAAAAGTTTGTGCAATTTGATGAAAAAAATGGTAGGTTTAAAGTATTACCAAACGCCAAACGTGATTTAATTGAGTTACAAAAAGCCACAGGATATGAATATAATGAGTTGGTTAAAATGAGTGAGGGTGCGGCTAAATTACAACTTTTACAAAAAGATTTTAAAATTGGTGGATTTGATAAAGAATCACAACAGTTTATTGCGAACGTTGCTGAGTATAGTAAAGAAAAGGGTGGTTTTACGGTTAAATTGGGTGTTGGTAACGAAAAATTAGTTTCAGAACTTAATGTTGATGATTATTCAAAATTAAAGGAATATAATAAACCTGAAAAATTAGAAAACTTAGCTAAAGACCAACTTAGTACACAACAATCTATTGAGGCTATGTTAAGAAAATTTATTTTTGGTGCAGCCGCTCCAGTTGCGGGTTCAAGGTTTCCTAGTGATGTTAAAGATATTGAAAGAGCCATAGGTCTTGCGGGGCAAAAAGAGACTGATAGACTTATGGGAAACACTCGTAATACTATTAAAACAATTGACTCAGGATATAAAAATCTATCAGGAGCCGCGGTCGGTGCTTTTGAAGGAAAATTTTCAATGAATGATTTTCAAAAATTGTATGAAGAAAGCGCTGAAACGGTATTTAATAATTTATCAAAATTTGGACAAACATTGGAAAGTATGTCTCTTTCTGATATTAAACCATTTATATCTGATAGCAATTTATTGGCAAAATCATTGGGTGCTGGTGCCGATGCGGTAGGTAGATTTGCTGACAAACTTGATAATGCTTTTGCAACAGGTAAACCAATAACAAATAATCCTTTAAATTCAAATACTCCCAATCCAACCCCACAAAATTATACTCTCAATGGCGGTGTGAAAGTAGATGTAGATGTAAATGGTCTTGATAAAAACATCTCACCAGAATTATATCAAAAAATGATGGATGCAATTTCAAAGGCTGTGAAAGATGCAATTGAAAAGGCATTACCACAAGGACAATATGGAAATGTACCTTCAACACTTCCACGATAAAAAATACAAAAGTTTCTATTTATTATAAAAACTAAACATGCCAAGCTATTTAACTCTCGCAGCAACCGAATTTGATAGGAGAAGAAATTTATTAAGAAATTTAAGACCCTATAGAAAACCAGGTGTTTATACACCTGTAGGTTCACCGGGAATTAATGAATATGTTATAAGTGATTATTCGGTTATTAATTCGCCTGATAATTTAATTGATAACAGTCCATTTTCAGATATTCTTTACCCAAAGAATAAATTTGGTCCTAGTGGTGGTTATGATAAAGACATTAATGGTTTAGTTAATACTTTTCAAACTAAAAGTAATGTTGGTCCGTATGGTCCAACACCACCATTTACAGATGCGTTACAACTATATTCAACAAGCTTTATAGGAAAAGCGTATATTAAAAATGCTTATAGTCCCGCAAGTGGTTCGTATTCTTATTATGAACTTTCGGATATTATAAAAAAACAGTTGAACAGAACTTATTGGGAACCAATGAGTTTTGTTCCATCTACTTATTCACCTTACGCAGTATTATTACAAGCTGACCCATTAGGAGATAATGGTTTGGCATCCCAAGATTCAAAATTGGCTCAAATTGGTGTTAAAGGTGCAAAAGATTCATTTCAACAAAGAGTTAATCAAAATGTTAGAACTCAAACATTAGGACAAATTAATATATTGGGTGGGATAAAAGACCCTGTTCAGTTGGCCTTATTGGTTGCGGGAAAAAGACCTTTAGTTGCTCGTAACTTTAAAATTACTGCGGGAGGACAAAATATATTATCTCAAGGTCAAGACATTGTTGAAAGAATTGTAGGTTTTACACTTCCAATTTCACCAATACCCGGAGATTATTTTCAAAGACGAGATTACAATTCATCTCAATCAGCCACACGAGCTTTTAGTAATGGAAAAAGAGGTGGTTTATTTGGTTTACGAGGAAATAGACCAACAAACCCATCACAATTATTTTTGGATTATACTGGTTCAGGACAAAGAGAACAATTAACAAATAGTTTAGCCAATAATAAATATAGACCATATTATAACACAGGTGGTTCAGGTATTCTTTCGGCATTAGGTAACGCAATTACAGGGGCTTTTGCAAGGGACGAGTCTGAAGGTAATTTTTATGTAGGAACCGCAGAAAGAGACCCAACATTTATCGCATCACCAGCAGGTCAAATACCAATTGACCAATATGGTAATCAAGTTTTGGCCCCTGTTTATGGTCCTGACTTATTGGCCAAAGATTTTGAGGGTGAAGCAAATAATTTCATTACACCTTTTGCAAGAACAAGTAACTTTGCTGAAACAGGTGATTTATCTGGTGGTTTTTCATGGGTAAGTGGAAAATGGGCGGACAACTCAGGTAGACGAATGACCCCTAAGGGTGATTTTGGAAGTGAAAGTCCTGATTGGAATCAAATATCGGGTTCATTTATTAAAGGTGAGTCAGATACCAAAACATTCAGACCGGGTTCAATATTAGATAACACTCAAAGATTAATTGATTCCCAACCAAACAATGGTGGTAGATTTGCTCACGTTGGTAACGCCATACAACAAACATCAAAGATATTCAATGATGGTTACAAACAAATTACCAAGGGTTCTCAAGTTATAAAATATTCTGACGGACAAACAAATGTTGGTATTGAGTATTGTCGTATCTTCACAAAAGACACACCTTACTATACTTTCAATGATTTACAGAAAAAAGAAGGAAACATTAGAAAGTTTACATATTCTATTTTAGATTCAACATTTAATTTAAATATTGCACCTGAAAAAGGTGGTGATAGTTTAATTACCACAGGGTCAATCAATGGTATTACACAAGGAAGAGTTAAAAAATATATGTTTTCATTGGAAAACTTAGCGTGGAGAACAGGTTATAGACCAGGATATCGTGTTAGTGACCTTCCTGCGTGTGAACAAGGACCTAACGGTGGAAGAATCATGTGGTTCCCCCCATATGACTTATCATTCAATGAGGACTCAAGACCAGCCTTTAACGAAACGGCTTTTTTAGGAAGACCTGAACCGATTTATACTTATAAAAATACATCTCGTACAGGTACATTAAAATGGAAGATTATTGTTGACCACCCATCTATTTTAGATTTGATTGTAAATAAAGTATTAGCAAATGAAGGTGATAGAGAAAAAGTTGATTCAATTGTGGATTCATTTTTTGCTGGATGTAAGAAATATGACTTGTATGAATTGGCAAAAATTTATAACACGGTTCCACTAACAGAATTACAAGCGTGGCAAGAATTACTTAACAACCCACAACTTACCAACGAACAATACACAGATGCTTTCAATAGTATTAATCCTGATGAAGGAACTGGTGGTGTAACAGGGGGTGGACAAACTGATGGAACACCACAACTTACACTTGATGCTTATAAATATTTAGGATTTTATTTTGATAATGATATTCCTGGTACAAACCCACAAGATACTACAACAACCAATTTCCAAACTGCGTATAATGCCTATACGTCAATTACTAATAAACAATTATATAGTAGTATTTCTGGAACATCGGCAACAACCTCAACATTTTTTACCGATATTGTTGAAGATAACTTTACACAAGTTTTGAAATTAATGGGTGAAATGTATAACGCATTAAAACAAAACCAAGTTGCTCAAATTATTTTACAATTACAAGGTAGTGCTTCGTCACCACAAGAGGTAACATATAACAAACACCTTTCATCAAGAAGGATTGATTCTGTAACACAATTTTTAAAAACATATCCATTTGATGGAACAAACGTATTAGGTGACTATGTTGGAACTAAAATATTAATTGCTCCAAATGCGGTTGGGGAACAAGTAACAATTAATACCCCAAAAGGAAAAACAGGAACATTTGGTTCGGTTAATTGTACTCAAGATTTTCCGGCAGGCTCACCATTAAGAGTTTATTCAACAAATGCGATGGCCTGTAGAGCGGTATTAATTACAGATATTACTGTAATATCACCTGAAAAAAATCCATCACCATCTAATCCCACACCAAATGTTGTTAATGTTAACAACCCGCAACCTATTAAGCCAAAACCACCAGTACCACAACCTACACAAGATTTGTATAAAGGAGCATCAAAAAAGTTATTAAGATATCTTTTAAATGAGTGTGACTATTTTGAGGTGATGAA